CTCTTGTTAGAAAAAGAATATGAAGCTAAAAACAAAGAAAATTTAAAAAAATATAAAAAAATTACACAAAATTTTTCAAAACCTGCTAATTATAAAATATCAAATGTCCTTAGCGACAATAGGAATTTATATAGTATGCAAAAGAAAGCAGACAAGTTTTCAAAGCAATATTATGGAGATGCCGTCTCGGGTCTCGATGATCAATTTGCCAAGTCTTATTATGCAGGGCTAAAAAGCATGTATGATAAAAAACCAAAAAAGACAAAGGCAGATTATAGAAAGCTATACGAACTACATGATGAAACCGGACCAGATTTAATTGGTTTAGCTCACCCTAAAACAATTGGTGTTGCTGATGCAATGGGTAATGGTGGTATTTTTGAAAACCAAATCGAACAGCAAAGACATAATGTGGGCGTGGCTCAAAGCATGCCTTCAGGTAATTTCCAAGGAAAACATGCCTGGGTTATTCATAATTTAGTTAAGTTAGCCGAACGCGCAGATGAGATGGGAGACTACGAAGCCTCTGATCTTATTGACGCTGCATTAGAAGAGTTAAAAAAGTTCTAAGAATGTTTACCAAATAGTTTGGTTACATTTATTTTATTTTAATTTTAATGGAGTCTGAATATGTTAATTCTACTACAACCAGGAATCCAGCCACTCGGTCAGTTCGACATGAAGGATAGCGATGTCTCTTCAGTTGTCGGCGGCGAAGTTGCTGCATTCGAAGCACTTGCATATGCCACTGACGGCTATGCCGCAGACGTATTTCGTCCAGGTCCACAGGTTCATCTATCTCTAGGTAAGGCTGACGATGCCACCGGCCGCCCAGTCTGGGGTCTAGTTGATGAAGGTTCATCAGCAGGCGTAGGTGGCCGTGGCTATGGCACTATGTTTGGTCAAGTAATTGGCGTAACTGCTGGCCAGGGCACTGGTATCGGTTCATCTGGATACGTCGTCGTTGGTCCATCTACAATGGTTGGTTCTGGCAAGGCTACTCTATGGACAAAACCAGGTCTATATGGTGTAACTCAAGATGCTTGGCACGCAGGCACTTACTCTGGTGCAAGTCTTAATGATAAAATTGGTGGTAAAGCTGGAACCGGAAAGCTTGATGATGATTATGATGGTGATCACGTTGCCTACTTCCTCGGTTCTTCTACCGATACATCATTCGTTTCAACCCCAGCATTCTATGCCGGATCAACCTCAACAGTATCAGAACACGCCGTTCTATACCTTGTTGGTTGCGCTTAATTAAAAGATTAAAAGGAGAATATCATGTCAAATATCTTTAATCAGCAAGGCGAACTAAGTGCTGGAAGCGTCAAAGAAGCTCTTGCCAAGATTGTCAAGTACGCCTCAATCATTGACGAAATGAGCCCTTCAAGTTCATCTCTAACCGAATCACCATCATTCTCTGAGACCCAGAGAGACGAAATGATTCACCAAGCTCTTTCAACTCAGGAAGGCAAAATTGCCCTCGGTCAAGCTATGGCAAACCCAATCCGTAGAAACTTAGACTATCAGGGTGTTGGCCGTAAGGCTCTTGTTGTAGATCCTCTACCACAAGGCGCACTCCCAGTCTACGACCGTGACATCGACGTAGCAGCCGTTGTTATTTCTAGCAATGGTTCTGTACCAGAGTCACGCGTATTCGGTGACCGCGTATCAGTTCCTGAGTTTGAAGTTGTTTCAAACCCAACCGTCCGCATTGCCGAAGTCAAGCGTCGTCGTTTCAACGTAATCGACCGCGCCCAGCAAAAGGCACGTCAGGAAATCCAGGCTCAAGAAGATGCAAACATCTTCGCAGCTCTCGATTTCGCATCTGACGATGCAAAGGGCGGCGAGAACACCGTTCAAGTTCTTGATAACGGCGTTAGCACCACCGAGCTAGCCAAGGTTGGTCTACTCAACCTCAAGCGCCAGATTGATCGTTGGGATAACGTTACTGCCAAGTACTTCATGAACATCAATGAGTTCACCGACATCCTCAACTGGGAGTCTGCAGGTGCTGCAGGTGCTTCACAGGTTGATCCTGTCACCCAACGTGAACTACTCCAGACCGGCCTCTATGGCCACATCTTCGGTGCCGATATCATCGTCTCCAAGATCGTTCCACCAAAGCAAGTATTTGCTTGCGCTGAGCCAGAATTCGTAGGCGTAATGCCAGTCCGTCAGGATATCGAAGTTCTACCAGCAGACGAACCAAAGCAGCTAAAGCTTGGTTGGGTTGTCTCCGAGATCATCGGTGTTGCAATCGTCAACCCACGCGGTGTTGCATCAGGCCTAGTCGCAGAATAACTTTTACTTAAGTTGTTCTTATAAAAGGGTTCCAGTCAAAAACTGGGGCCCTTTTTATTTTAAAACACTTAATATTTGTTATATTATATACGAAGGTAAAGTATTAATTTATGAATACAAAAAAAATTATAATCCCTACAGACTTGGAAGTAAAAAAATATAGTAATGATAAAGATAAAATTAAAATACTACATCCCGACCCTTTGGAACATTTAAATATAAAAGAATTAAACAAAGAGATTAAGAACAAAGGAAAGTTTTGTTCTACTATAAAAATTATTTTAGACTGGAAAGATATAGTAAAAGATGCTTTAAATAATACGGATTATAAAAATGACAAGAGATGAACTAACTAAAAGATTGGTAAAGATAGATGCCACACCATATAGAGCACCAATATCTCCACGGGACTCTTTAAGAAGAGAGTTTAACAAAATAGAAGAAGAAAAAGATTCTGATAATAACCTGGATTCATTTTTTGATTTTGAAAAAGAAATGTCTGATATAGCACCAGCCAGAGATCAGGTTGAAAAAATAAATCAAGAATTAAATATAAAGGCAGAAGAGGTCCAGCCCGTTAATGAATCTTTTTTATTAATGGAGCAGGATTTTAATTTAAAGTCTGGAGATGAAGATAGTTTCTTTATTTTTAGCGAAGATGTTGTAGAACCTACTATTTATACTAGTAATATGGAAGAACTACCTGAAATTATTAATACAGAAAACTATGCTATAGAACAGTTATCAGAAGTTAAAGATGGAGATGTAACAAACGAAAACAATATGGTTAAATCAGATTTAGAGAAACAACCACAAGAAAATTCAGTTTTAAGCTTTAAGACTTGTAAATATACAAAAGATAGTGGTGAATTATGCAAAAGGCAGGCTCCAAAGAATGCTGAATTTTGCAGTGTACATCGCAAGCTTTTAGCAAAACAAACTGAATAAGGAGAGACAAATAATGGAAGAAAGTATTTTTGTCACATCTGATTTGCCACTTGCCGCATATCTTGTTATAAAAGGCCTTCAGATTCAAAAAGCAAAAAAAATATCTGGTGGAAAATTTGAATTTATTTTAGATGATCCAGATGGTGTAGCAGAGCAGTATGCAATCGAATATATAAATAGTGACTTCTGCAAATTTGATAATACTATTAGATCTATTAAAAAGATTCTATATACAAAGTAGGAGGTCAATATGCCGTGCAACCCAAGGGACTCAGCAGTTCAGGGGCAGGAAGTTGCTTTACAAATTCAATATTATGATTCTTGTGGGGCAAAGGTTGCTGCGGATGAAATTCCTACTGTAGAAATATTGGATTTAGATGGAAATATTTTAGCAACCAGTAATGAAGATGAAGTAGATCATCTGGGTAGTGGATTATATCAATATATTTATAGAGTACCAGAATCTGGCGATGCTGGACTTTGGTATGATAGATGGACTGCAAAAATTGATGGCGCTACACTGAATACAGATTTTAGTTTTAAAGTTGTAGTTCCGGAGCTTGGATTATCAGCAGATACTGGTCCTGGTAAAATAAAACTTGCTGATGATGTTGTTTTTGATTTTGATGAAAATGAAATATATGGAATAAATATACTATTGAAATTCTTAAAGGCCAGATTACGCTCTGTAGGTAAAAAACCTCAGAGAGATGACTTTGGCGCCTTTTTATATGATGGATATGGTGAGCTTATAACTGAAGATTGTGATGTTTTTACTAATGATGTTCTTGTAGCTAATTTAATGCAGAGTCTATCTGAATTTAATTCTACACCATTTTTTACTAATTATAGCTTTGCCGATCCTTTAATTCAAACTCTATTTACTCAAGTAATAGTTGAGGGAGCTTATGTATTTGCTCTAGCCTCACATTCATTAATTGAGAAAGGTAGAGACTTTACAATTTCTGACGGTGGCATTAGCTATCAGCCTCCTTCTTTAGGCGACTTTATAAGTAGTCACTATGGTACATGGTTAACTACCTATAGAGAGCGTGTTAAGTTTATAAAAATGAGCATACGTCCAGGACCTATGAGTTTTGGTACTCATACAAACTTGACCGGTGCTGCACCTGCTTATTTAAGATTAAGGCATCTTAGAGCTAGAAGAATCGTTTAGTTATTTTAAAGCACCAAACATATTAAGAGGAAAATAATATGGACCTTATTATAGAGTATTTAATAGCAAAAGGTGGCGGCTTTGGTGTTTTGCTTGCCATAGCTTTATCTTGGATTGTATTTAGAGAGAGAGCTTTGCTTTCTCAGAAATCGGAGAAAGAAGAGGAAAAGCCACCAGCTCCACCAGCAATATTGAAAGATCCAGACATTGTTAAATTATTAACTCTAGTGGAAGAGCTTAAGGCGGATTCTGACAAAAACTTTCATCAGGTTTTGGCTTTCAATCCTTTACTAGAGCAAATATATAACATTGATAAGTCTGGGAAAAATAGCATTGAAAAAGTAAATGTTGGTATTGCCCATGTAAATACCGAGCTTTCCAATATAGATAAGAAAATTAAAGATCTGTGGGATTGGCACTCAGTTAGGGATAATGAAGGTGTACCAGTTTGGTATCATAGAAGAGGTCATGCAGATGACTCTATCAATAAGCTCAAAGAAGCTATTGACAACCTTGATAGAAACTTTATGCAAATCACTAAATCTATGTGTAGTGATCTAGATGAAAGATTGCAAAAGGTAAATGACGAAAGAGTTGCTGAGCTTAAGAAACTTCTTGAGGCTTATAACAAAACAGTTACAGATCTGATCGTTGCTCTTGAAAAAATAAAATTCTTATTAAAATCTAGAGAAGAAGTGGAGTAACTATGAAGTCGGCAAGTTATGAAAATTTAAAGAAGGAAGAGCAAGAATTAGAACAGCTAAAGGGTGTTACATATTCTCTAGAGGGTAAGGCTTGCGAAGTAATAAAAGAATTGTTAAAAGAGCTAGATAAGAAAAAAGTAAAATCAAATAAGAAAAAAGATAAAAAAATTGAATAGGAGGATTGATGCGAGAGCCGGAACTTTGTGTCGTTAAATATTGTGGATACGCTGAACCAAGAACGCCCGAAGAGCTGGAATTCGAAATCCTTGGTTTGGAAACTGCAATTCTTGATGCAAAAAAAAGAATTGCTACATTGCAACAATCTAGTTTCTTAGTTAAAGTTAAAATTAGAGAGGAATTAAATGATAATAATAACTGCTAAAAAGAAAAAAATTGATCTAGAAGATGAAATCAATATATTATCTAAAGTTAAAGAAGAATTAAAGAAGAATAATATTGCATTAGAAATCTGTAAAGAATATGATTTCGATGTAGATATTATTGATGGTATACCCATAGACTTCATTGATGATCTTGAGGCTTCCGCAAAAACTACTGATTCTAGAATTAGCTTAAATTCAAATTTGCTTGATGAAGAGTTTGATATAATAATGCGTTATGCAATACACGAACTCGTACATTCTCTGCAGCACATGAGATCAAGCAATGATCATGCTCATTTTAAAGACAAAGAATATTTAGATAGAGAAGATGAATTAGAAGCATTTCAATACCAAATAAAATTTGATGCAAAAGAAAGGGGCCTAGATAAAGCAAAAGAATATGTAGAGGAACTCGTAGATTATCACAAAATACCAAAGGGTGAAATAAAAGGTAAGAAAAAAGAGCTACTTAATAAAGCTGTATAATTACCTATTACTAGTTCCTCTATTAACATAGAGGAGTTATAATGATTACATTAGGTGGAATAAGCCCTGCACCTGGTGAAAATTCAGCAAGCATAAATACAGAAATATCTTTCTACATAGTTGATGATAATACGGGGATAGATATTTCTAGTCTTGTTGTAATTTTAAATGGTAAAAAAATTATAGAAAATAATTTATTTGCAGCAGGATATTCTGGTGATATAAGTCCTTCTGGAAGTAATTATCAAATAATCATAATTCCTGATGAAAACTTAGAGATAAATAAAGTTTACTCTACAGAAGTTAAGGTAAAAAATTTAGGAGGTAGGTATTCTAACAACGCCTTCTCCTTTAAAACTTTAACTGACTTTCCTGTTTTAGAGGTATCTGTACCACAAAATAATAATGTATTTAAATTTCCACAGCCTTTATCTTTAGAGTTTAAAGATAACTTTACTGATATTAATACATCTACCATCACTGTCTCTATAAATAATCTTAACTACATAGAAGATGGTGTGGTTATTCCAGACTATAATGGTTCACAATCTGCAATTAGCATAGTTCCTAGTATCTATCCATCTTATTGCAAGGTTGTAATTGATCCAAAAGAAGCATTAAGAAATGGCAAATATAGATTAAATTATATTGTTAAAAATATAAGCAATAAGAAACTCTCTGGGTATATTGACTTTGAAGTAAATAAAAAGGAAGAAGTACTTCCTATAATATTCCCGCAGATTGATTTTCTTGGATTCTTCCAAGGTATTAAACGTGTGACAAATTTAGGTACAGGCTCCTCTCTTAAGGTAGAATGGAATAAGCCTGTAAAAAGAACCTATCAAAATATTGGATATGTATTAGTTTATGAAAATATATATCGTTTAAATGTTTTTGATACTCCTAAATATATTGCAACAGGAGATGCCTTAGAGGCAACTATTTCTGGTCTAAAGACTGGCGTTACTCTATCTTACGGCGCCAGAGCTTTTGAATTACCAGCTGGAATTTTGGACCCTAATGGCATGATGTCGGCAGATGATAATTTTTATATGGTGCCAGAGCCAATAGAAATTGTATCAAGTGTGCTACCTGAAGATCTAGCTATTCCTGTTAGCTCTACTTCTGGGTATCCAGATTCCGGACTTTTATTTATAGACTCTGAAGTTATAAGCTATACATCAGTAGATAGAGTTAATAATGTCTTTAACGTTCCACTTGGAGGTCGAGGACTTATAAACAGCATCCCTAACGCTTACTTTTCAGGGCAATCTGTCAGGCTATTTTTAGAGTGTACTGACAAAAATACTGTTATTCTAATGGCTACACCAACATATCATGATGATGTTGAAAGCAATAGATACCTAAAAGGCGAAGGTGTAGTTGTAACAGACTATACAGATAACGATAGAAATGTCTTTGATAGGTATGACTACTGTGGATGGAGATCTGCCAGACCTCAAGATACAATATATGGAAAAAATGATTGCGGAACATATCTTGGAGGAGAGTATAACGGATTTAAAGGTTTTAATATCTATGATAGAATGTTGGCTCAAGAAGAGATGCTACTAGAAACATCTGGTGAGCCAGTTATATTCTTAAAGAGAATCTGGGATGGAATTACTTGTAGCTGCCTTAATAACAGGAAGATGAGTCCAAAAGTTAAATCATGTCAATCTTGCTTTGGTACAGGATATGAGGGTGGCTATATACAATATCAATATCCAAGAAGAAATGATCGCAGAATCTTAGTATCAATGAAGGATGCACAAGAAGATCTTAAGTATGGAGAAAAAGAAGGATTGGAGCAAGCATTTGAGCCATCATGCTGGACATTGGCACAGCCAACAATTAGAGATAGGGATTTAATTGTGCGCTTTGATTTTACTAATGATATTGAATTTATTTATGAAGTACTAAATGTTTCTAGATCAAAAAATTTCAAACGTAAATTTGGTAAGCAAGAAATATCACTAAAGAGATTGGATAAGACTGATATAGTTTATACATATCCATTCAACCTTGCTAATATCCAAAAACCATCATAGGAGTTATATATGTGGATTAAAAATACAAATGGAAAATCTGATGCGATGCTTACCTTTGCAGCCGTATCATTTGCGGTTGTCACTCTGAATATTTTCTTATCTAGCTTTGATAGCGTGAGCTTTTCAAATTTTAACATAACCTTTAAGGCTTTAGATAGCTCTATAATGGCAATATATTTAGGTTCAACTTTTACAGCATATGTATCTAGAAGATGGACTGATAAAAAATATCATAAAGAAGAGTCTTCTTCAATGCTGTCTGAAGTAGTTTCCTCAGTCTCTGAAGCTGTTGCATCAGAGCAAGGGGATGTCGCTTTATCTCAAATAGAAATGCAAGAGCCACCAACTACTGAAGTAGAGCCTGGATCCAAAAGAAGAAGATCAAAAAAGGAAACTGTATAATATGAATAAAGAACTTAACTCTTTGGTGTCTTATTTAAAGAAGACAAATAATCCAGCGCATAGTAAAATATTTAAATTAGCTAAAGATTATACTCAGACTGCAAAAGATAAAGAAATGGATCCAACCCTAGATATACAAGGTATAGGTGTTAACATAGATGATTTAAAAAGCTTGGTTGATTCCAATATGAAATTTGAAACAGAGAAAATAGGTTTAGTTGCCATAGAAAAATAAAGTTAAAAAGTTGAGAAAAATATGCCAAAATCAAAATATCCACAACAACTAGATACATCTATAGAAATACCGCCTGTAAGAGATAATATATTAGAGGTAGGATCTGATGTTATAAATAGCTTAAGGTCTGCAATTTTTAATATTGAAAAGGTGCTAGGAATAAACCCACAGGGTGCGGTAGGTAATTCAGTATCTGAAAGATTAAATAAAGCTCTAGATGGAAATGGCAATATCAAACCAGATGCACTAAGCAAATCAAATTTGCTAACTGGTCCGATTATTGACTCTGACGTTTCTAGAGTAGCTGGAATTAAAGAAGAAAAACTTAGATTAGATTTTCCAACCAGACTTCTTCAAAGTGAAATATCTGGCTTAAATTCTACAGTAGAGGGAATGGTATCTAGGCTAGAACTAATGGCCACTGAGTTGGCTATTCATACAAATCAAAATGCCATAAATAGACATCCTGCTACCGCAATTTCAATAGCTGATTATACATCAACTCCTAGTGATTTAGCAGTTAATAATATTTCAAATGGTAGCGTTTCCAATTTATTTCATAGTATTTTTGATTCACATATAAATTATACTGGTTTAAATATTTCTCAGGATAATAATTCTCACAGCGCTGATCAAGTTTATTTTGATAACAGTGCGGTATCTTTATACATATCTTCCGATGATGTTCAGTCCGTACTAGAAGAAGTTGTTGATGGAATTACCAATGCAGAAAAAATCCATCAAGATATAATGCATTCTAACGGCATACTTAGAATAGATAATATATCATCATCTGATGATTCTTTTGCCGCAGAAGTTTTATTTGAAAATGTATCAGTTAGCTTTATTAAGCAGGATGCCAGCTCTTTATACTTTACAACTATATTAATAAATGATTCTATAGATGCAACAAATCTAAATATAAACAAATCAGATATATTAAAAATATATAGTCCGGCAAATTCTGAGGCGGAATATACCGGTAATTATGAAGTAGTATCTTACACTACTTCTGGCGGCTTACTTACAACAATTACTATTCTGGGCACTTTTAATGTTAATTCAGATTTACAGACTGTTGCTAATTTAAGCCGAAAAATTAAGGACAGTACAAATATAACTAGCTTGTTAGTTTCACCAAGAGAAACTCCAAATTTAACTTCTTGTAAGACTGCGCAGGTTTGCCACCCAAATTCCACCAGAGCTATATCTTCGGGAATAAATCCCCTTGAGCTATCTTCAACTAAAAAATATATAGATATCTCAATAAACAATGGATCTGCAGTTACTATTGATTTGCTATATAACGGTGGAGCTTATCAGAATATAGATACCATTGTAAGCAGTATAAATAAGCAATGTTCAGAAAATGGATATAATTTCTTAGCATACAGACTTGATAAAGAGGGCAGCCCATCAGAGTTGGTAATTGCCTGTAACATACCTGATTATGATACAGAGAAATATACAATTAAAATATCTCGATCCACTGATGATGGTATTGATGCTGCAGGCTTTGCTTATGTGGAAGATTTATCTTTATCAGCAAAATTTGGATCAAGATATTTTATTTTAGGTAAGGCTTATTCTGGACTTGGAATAAAGGTAGACACGAAATTATTTAACTTTGTCACTGGCTCCAACATAATAAATAGCGGGGCATCAGGTGTTAATATGATAACATCTGGAGTTAAACCTAATGATATCATTATAATTACTGGTGACTTAAATACTTCTAATAATCTTAGCTTACTAGTTACTGATGTTTTTGAAGATTATTTAATTGTATCGAACTCTCAATTACCATCTGGATTTTATAGTGAAAATACAGATGATGCAAGATTTAGAATATTTAAGAATATAATATCATTTGAGAATGCTACATTCGACGAAGTAAATTCTTCAACAGGATCTACCTTATTTGATGTATTGATGGATAAAAATCAAAACGTATTTATAGATAAGAGATTTGAATACACAAGTCAGGTAGCAGGTTCTGAGTCAAAGATATCCTTGATAGATTTTTATGGTGAAATATCATCTAAACAGTTTTCATTGGATATAATAAAGAATACAAATTACATATCATTATCCTTGGATGGTGGTGAACTAGTTGACGTATATGGAGAAAATAATTACGTCTGGGTAAATTCTGGTGCAGATGCCGTAAGTCTTAAGTTTTACATTCCGGATTACAGCTTGTTTACCGTTGATTCAAATACAATTTTTTATGGATTTGAAGGAGTTAGTAATTTTTCAAACCTTCTAGTTTCAAGAATTCCTTATGATAATTACATTGGAAGAATTGTTGGCGGTGCTAGTTCTGGAGTTTCTTTATATAAGTTACCAAGAGGAACTGTTGGTCCTAAGGACATATCTTCTGAGGCTATAGAAGAAATTATTAGTACTCCAAGGTCTGAATTGAGGAGCAACGGTGTAATATATGGACTGGAGATAACAAATGCTATTAACTCTGGAGGTTTGTATTCTTTTGATTTACAGCCAGGTATTTGCTATGTCAGTGGTAAAAGATTAGTTATCCCCGGCAAATCTAATCTAATTACAAATATAGATCCCGGAGCAAATGATAAAATATTTATAGCCATAGATTATTTTGGAAATGTATCTATAGAGATCAGTACACCAACCTGTTCGGCGCCATTTGAAGGAAAATTTGTTTGTATATTAGCAGCAATAGAGTTCTCTAGTTCAAATCTATACATAACTGACTTAAGATTATTTGTTAATGATTTAGACTTAAAACTTCTTAATTCAATTACTGTAAGTCCCCAACCTGGAATGGGTCATTTCTCTGATTTTGGCAAGGCTGTTAAGTATGCAAGAAAATTTTCTGAGATGTTTCCAAGGGCTGGGGTTCCCAATATACATCTAAAATCTGGAGTGCATAATATAACGGTAGAATTTGATAACTCTACAATAACCTACGCAACATGGCTTGCACAAGGGATTTCGACCTTATCAGAGGAGGTTGCTAACGTCCTCTATGGATCTGGCTTGGTTCTTGATTTCCCAATAACGATATCTGGAGAAGGTGATTCATCAGAGCTTAAGATAAGAAACAAGTATACATTTTCAGATATAACCTATATCTATAAAGGTACTCTAGCGGTATATGGTAATGGCTACACCTATTATACTGTACCATTATCCAAGTTCAATTCCGGATTTATTAAATTAAATGACTTCAAGATGAATAACTCTAGAATTGTCCTAGCAGATATGAATATAAAGTCTGGTTCGGATAATTTAAATTTTGGGATAGAAATTCAAAATATAATTTTTGATCAATTAAATTATGAATCTCCAAATCCTCTGGATACAGCGTTCACTAAATTCAGATCCATTGATATCGTAGAAATATCAGACGCCACAAATAATAAGGGGAATATTCAAATAGATAATTGCAAATTTATAGTAGAAGAAACAGAAATTTCTGGATCAGCAATACTAATATCGTCTGCTGCTAGAACAAAAAATTTATCAATTACAAATAATAAATTGATAAATGCAGGTGCTGGAACATCTTTAATAAGTGCTGATATAGTGAGCTTTACAAATGCTGACCAAGGCGCTAATATAATCCTATTAGGAAATACATCATTAGGAAATACATTATCAAGTGATGCGTCAAGACCATCAATTTATAGCGGAACAAGTGGGTGGTCCGATAGAATAAGTAAAAGTTTGGTTGTTGGAAAAGATATATCCTCCGGCGGAGAATACTATTACCAATCTTCAAAAGAAATAAGTAAATTATATTTGTTTAACAAAACTGATAGCATTACTGAGTTCATCGGATCTAGTGCTGGCGCAAGTCTGGCAAGCGATAGCGTAACTACTTCTGATGCGTCTTATACGTTTTATATCACAGTAGTATCTTTAGATCCTGCTAGTTATTTCTCTGTACCACTAGATTCTGTTATTGGTGGATGTAAGATAAAGACAATAACAGTCGGAGTGGGGCCGATAGCGTCTGTTGGTGTAACCATTGAATTAAGCTATATAGATAGTATTGCTAGTACTAAGAATACATCTTATACTGGAACTGCCACTACTCCAGGGATTATTAGTACTGGAAGTATAACTACTGCAACATTTAATATTAGTTCATCAAATATATTATTGAATTCTTCTAGATTAAATTATTTAAAAATAAACCATAATCATGGATCTGCTGTAAAATTTTATTATGTAAAAATCACTTATGAATTTACTAGCATTAGTGATGCATTAGGAATTGAATAACATGCCAAATTCAAAATACCCACAACAAATAGATACATCTGTAGAGTTTCCGCCAATTAGAGATAACATAACCGAAATAGGTTCGGATGTTATAAACGGTTTAAGGTCCGCTATCTTTAATATAGAAAAAACATTAGGTATAAATCCTCATGGTATCTCAGGAAATACTGTTGCATCAAGATTATCCAAAGTCATTGATGAAAATGGAAATATATTAAAAGAAGCATTGGATAGATCTAATGTTTTGAGCGGACCAATTATTGATGCAGATGTTTCTAGAGTGGCTGGAATTAAAGAAGAAAAGCTCAGATTAGACTTCCCAACCAGACTTCTTCAGAGTGAAATATCAACCTTAAACTCACAGCTATCCCAGATTATACAAACAGTAGAATCTCTATCTACAGATTTGTCTATTCACTTATCTCCTTCCGCTATAAACTCTCATAAGGCAAAATCAATTTCTGTGGATAGCTCTACTATATCATCTTCTGATGTGGCTGCCCTATCTCTACAATCTTCAAATCTTCAGGCGGTTCTACAAGAGATATATAACTCACATATAGGATATTCCGGATTAAATATATCCGAAAATAATAAATCACATAGCGCTAATCAAATTTACTATGATAATACTGAAAATAGTGCTATAATAAATTCAAACAGCGTTCAGGGTGCCATAGATCAGCTGGTTGATCTAAAATATAAAGATCTAAGTGAAACCATAATAAATCTATCATCCAATGGTAGGGTTAGAAAAGGAAAACTATATGACCCATATGAGAGTGAGGAATATAGCTCCTTATTACTAGGTATAACTTCTGCAAATTACTCAAGTGGATCCGGACTATCATATACCACATTTACACTTGTAACCCCTCAAGCAGCAATAAATGAAATAGGTGAGTTTGATATATTAACGGTTTCCAGCTCTCCATTTGTTGAAGATAATAAGGATTACCAAGTAAAGTCTGTAATTCTCGATGGATTTGGTAGCGTTCAAAATATATTAGTTTATGGTGGCCCAAAAGGAACTGTAGGATCTTCTGTAACAATAAAGGTTACCAAGAATCCATACTCTCTATACAACATAGCTGGCTTTGCAACTACAGTCAGACCAAGAAAAGACAAGACAAATACTCCAGATATACAATTCCTAAATCCTGATAGCGCCACTATATTATCATCAAATATACAGCCAAAATTAATAACTGCATCAAATAATACTTTTAACATTTCTATAGATGGTAACTCTGAAGTCACAATAGATACATATGACGCAACATATTCCGAACAAACTCTAGATACAATAATTCAAAAAATAAATGACCAGGCCGTAGACCAACACCTAAACTTTACCGCATTTAAAGTAAGACAAAAGAATTGTTATGAAATAGCTATAGCACATAACATACCAAACTTTTCTGGTGATACAAAAAACAGAACAATAGAAATAAACATAGGTTCTACAAATGACGGATCTAGTGAGCTAGGATTCTTCGGTTCTATTGGAATAGCAACTAGGGGCAGGTCTAATAACACAGTAAATATAAACGGCGTACTTTTAAATAACTTCGGACCACTTTTAGTTTTAAAAAACTCAAGCGCAGAAATTGCTTCCGGAAGCCTTTCTATAAACTCTTATTCATCAACATTTTCTAGTCTAGGAGTTAGAGTAGGAGATATTGTAGTTGTGGATGGATCAACAGATCCATTAGATGATGGAACTTATAGAGTTAAGAGCATAAGTGACAATACCCTGACGTTAGACTTATCTGGAGCAACATTTTCTGGAGAGCTATCAGATGAGGGCAGTTTAATATTCCTACGAGCGACTTCTAATGTTGATGAATTTACATTCTCAGAGATTTCAGGATCTAATGGAACTATAGTTTTTGATACTTTTCTTACAGGAGAACGGGATACTTTCTCTCGGAAGCGACTAGAGATCGAAGGGTCGATTTCATCTGGACCATTTAGCGGTATAGTATCAGATGTTTCTAAGGGATTCATTATTGGTGGAGAGAATGCGTCTCTTAGTATTACGACTGCTGGATATGCTACGCTAACAGACCCGACAGGATCAAATGGAGAATCTGTTTATGTTGGAGCAGAAGGAAAATACAAGATATATTCTAGTGATGGTCTATCATATATTATCCTGTCAGTAAATACTATAGGTAATCCTATATCTAATATAGCTAACAATATATATGGATTTAATGAAGTAGGATTAAATAATTTTCATATGTCCAGAGGGTCTTTTGCGACAGCTATGGGTAGAATACTTGGTACGTCTACAGATCCAGGCATCCCTAGCTTAGTTGATAAGAGGGTTGCTGGAACTGTAGATTCAAGCGTAATTAGCGATACGTTTGTAGAAAGGTATATAGAGGGTCCTAGGGGAGAGCTGAGATCCAACGGGGTTATTAGGGGTTGCGATCTTTTTGCTGCAGACTATTTTGGAGTTGACGGGTATCAGACCTTTAGCATTGCAGGTGGAATTGCTTATGTTAATGGTATTAGATTTGAGTACCCCGGGGTTGAGAATTTTGTAGTAGATACTTTAGATCCCTATGTTGTGGCTATAGATTCGACTGGTTGTATTCTTGCTGCTCCTTATATTCAGAATCCTTCCGATCTCACCTTAGATGTTTCACCATTTTTCGAGATGAGTGTTGCAACACTAGCTGAGGTTGATAATGATGGATCTGCTGCAACTATTGTAGATCTTAGAATGTTTGTTGATAACCTGGATTTAAAGGTAATTGGAGATGTAAAAGTTTCTAATGATCGGAGGAATGGACATTTCACTAGTATTTCTGATGCAGTGGCTTATGCCAAGCGATTTAGTAAGTTATATCCAGATTTGGGGCTGCCAAGTATTTTAATTGAGGCTGGAGAGTACGAAGTACAAGAAACTATATTATTAGACTTTGATATTAAGATTAGCGGAGTTGGGCCAAATACTGTTATTAGAAAATCAGATTCTTTAACTTATGGTATAACTTATGATAGTGATAAGGTTGATATGGGCACTGCAGCTTTTATGATAGGCGGTGGCTCAGACCAAGCATCAGATTTGATAGTGAATGGAGTTTCTTTGTCTAACTTTACTTATAAGTCTAAAGAAACTATGGTTTCTGGGGTAGGATGTGCCATTGCGCTTACTCAGTTGATACAAAGAGCTGGTACGGTAATTTCTCCAGGAGCCAGCTATCGTTTTGAAAATATTTCATTTCAAGGTCCAGATGATATTGATGGAAGCGCAGCCCTTGATGCCGATAAGATTGGGGAGTTTGCATTGGTGATTGGACAACAGGATCCAGTTACTTTAGCTCCTGAATCTAGTTTGAGAATTGGAAATATTATATTTAAAAATTGCTTTTTAGATAAGATGGGCCTAGAAAAAGGGTGTGTTAAGTTTACGGAGTCTGCGGTATCATTTATTCGTAATATTATTGTTTCTAATAATATTGTATATAATCCATCTCCAAATTTGGCTGATTCTGGATTTGTGGTTTTAGAATACCCAAGTGTTCCGTCCATTACCAACGTGATTGAAGTTGGTAACGTCAGATATCTTTAATATTAAGTTGAGGAATATATGTCTAAAAATAGAGAACAATCTGCCATTGATGCTATATATGAACTTTTAGAAGAGGTCAGGGAGCTTAGAAGGGAGATTAAATTAATAGATGATAATGTAAAACTCTTGAATAATAAAGTTGGTAAGATGTCGCTAGCTCCTGCTGCCGTACCTGCAAACGTCACTGCACAGAAGCCTACAGCAGTTCCAGCTAATTTGTCTCAACAACCCGACCCAAATCATATGATTAAGCTGTTTGGCAGGATCAAGAATCAGGCAAGAAAACCAATAAAAGGAGTTTATGTTAAGGTTTTTGATCCTATCGGAAATGTTATTAAGAGTCGAGAAACTGACTCGGAAGGATACTGGGAAGCTAGAGTGGTTGCTGGACAATATGTTGTTGAATTGAATGCAACTCATATAAATAAGAACTTTTTACCTAAGAATATAAATATCAGTGTAGATGAAACCATGAATGAATTTGAGGTGAAATAATGTTTTCTATGAAGTTTTTAACTAGCAAAGGTGGTCAAGATCCAGAAATCGAAAGGACTATTAACAAATTAATTACTTTTATATGTGAAAAGATTAGCTTTGAGAATACTAAGGTTTTATCTGATAAAAATTCGGTTGAATTTGTGGCGGGCCGAGAGGATTCTGGAGATGACCAGCAAATAGTTGTGGAATTATTGATCAGAAAGAATATAATTATTAATACTTCTGATTTTAAAGATAGGGACCAATTAGATCGCCACATCAAGAAGATCAAGCATTTTTGCGAGCAGGCTAAATCTATAGAAGAATTAAAGTATTTACCTATAAATATGAGGTAGCTTAATGGGTATAGACATTCAAAATTTACCCGGCACAGGGTTCAATGGAGATCATAGAGTATACTCCAACTTCTTTGCCGATAATCATATTATACAGAATGTCGCAATTGTACAGCCCAAGAATCTTCTGATAGATATATTAAGAAAGCATTTTAGCCTGGATAATATTTATACTTACAGATGTGATGATTTTGGCTTTCCTGCCACACCAGACCTAACAGGAAAAACTATAGATGATCCTTCCACTACTAAGATTTTAATTAGCGATGTCTATAGGTATGAAATAAAGTTTTATCCAGCAATCACGGTAAAGACTGGAAATATAAATCATGTTATGCTTGGATTTAATCAAAACTATTCTACTAAATATAGAAAAGATATATTGGAAGTAGATGGTATATCAAAAGAAGTTTTAACTCCAACACACAGAGTTTATTCTGGTGTATGGGAAGGTAATTTTGATATTACAGTTTATTCAGAGAGTCATAGTGAGCTTGAGGAAATAACCGAAATAGTCACCATGATACTTCAATATGTTTCGTTTAACGAGCTTAGAGCAAACGGTCTAACAATAAAAAGTTTAAGCATAGGTGGTGAAAATGCAGAATCTTATGCTAATGATTATGTATTTAGTCATACGATTTCAGTTTCTACACGTTCAGAATGGCGAGTTGAAATACCTTTAGAAAATGTTGTTGAAAAAATTGTTTTTTATTTTGATGTAGCAAGAACCCCAATTCCCAGTGAAAAAACTATTGCTGACGTTCAAGCCTTAAAATTCGAGGACGTTATAGAGATTGCAGAGATTAAACTTTAAATAAATTAAACTACTAATATAAAGGTTTGAAGATGACTAGTTATCACAAGTTTTTGGAGGATTTAAATGGCTAACATCCCAGGAATATCAGGCTATGTTCAACCTGGCGTATTTGCTAGGGATCGAGTAATCTCTAGGGGTGTAACAATCCCAGGTGGTTTGCGAATCCCTTGCATTATGGGCGAAGGCTTAAGAGAGGAAGTTGTTGTCGATGCTGCCGCTGGAAATGGCGAAGATGGAAATGCTGATTGCTCACCTACTGGCGAACCTCAAGGAAGATACTTTAAGCTACAAAACCACCCAGTTGTAAGTGGCAGAACTGAATTATTTATTAATGGAAGTGTCCTACGCGGTATTGAGTCTACAATTGATGAATCAAGCTTTGGCGGTGAATTTGACTTTAGACTTGATGTAGAAACTGGATGCATCGAATTACAAGGCGCCAGCATAAAAGATCAAGGCGGAAAGAAATATTCCGCAGCAAGCACCAATGTTGGAAATGGAATTATTCCAGATGAAACATTTGGTGGCTTTGATACAATTCAAATTTATGACAAAAACGCCCCACAAGAAAGATGGACAGTAAAAGCCGTATCAGTAATAAGAGATAGTAGTGGCAACCCAATCCCTGGAAGATCAACCTTCACAGTGAGCGGCTCTGTTTCTGGTCAAATTAAAGACGCTGCAGGCCAGACTATTTTATTTAGTGATTCTTTTATTGAATCAGCAAATGGAGCAACGCCAGTAACTGTAGATATAGCAGAGCATGGCTTTACCCTAGTATCAAGTGAAAATGCTTGGTCTGGAAAGGGTAGCGCCATTGCAGAGGGAGATGCTGATACAACTAGGCTATTCAAATTCCCAGGAAGTCTTACCAAGGCAAACCAAGGTGATGGCCAAGTTTTAGCCGGTGACTTTCTATGTATAGACTTAGGCTCTGATGGCTACGATGGATATGCAGATGAATGCTATGAAATAGCAAGCTATAGCTACGACAGCCTCAGCGATGAAACAACCGTCACCCTAGTAGCTCCATCTATAGATAAGAACATTGTAGATGTTGACTGGAGCATCAAGGCAATAGATATCTTTATTGATAATCCAGATGTAGCTTATGATGGAGTTAATGGCAAATTCAAAAGCTCAACTGTTGGTAAGGTTCTAATGATTTGCGAAGGACCTGCAGCAGGTCTTTACAGAGTTACTGCAGTTACTTCTACAAGAAGAATTCGAATTGTAAAGCTTGATGACGCATCAGTTAGCTACCCAGAATTAACTCAGCGCCCAGCAGATGACGGCCTATCAAAGAAAAATATTAAGTTCTATGTACTAGAAACAAATGGAATCCTAATTTTTGGTATAAAGCCAGGAACTACACCATTCATTGTTGGCGATAAATTCTTTATAGATGTAACCTCCAGAGTCCTAAAGAGGAACGACAGACTAGAAGCTAGATACATTGCAGTATCTGATATTAACGATCCAGAACTTTTCTTAAGCTCTGCAGAATTAGAAAAGAAGCACGGAAGAGAAAGCCTAGAAAATACCCTATCTATGGGTGCCAAAATCTGCTTTGAAAACCAGGCTCCATATATTCTTGCAGTACAGTGCAAGCCTCCAATTCCACGTAGAACTAGTACAGTTCTACTAGAAGAAGTAAATTCATCTGGTGTTGGTGGTTTCTCTGGAGATAC